ACCGGCGTTTTCGTTTTCGAAAGGAGACCGACACCATGGCAAAACTGAGCATCATCACCGACCCGGAACGCCTCTACGCTTCGGCGTGGGTCGAGCTGCGGGCGCCGGAATACCCGGAGTTTGACGACGGCAGCGGCGTGTACGTGCGACTGAAGATCCGCCCGTGGACCCGCACGACGCAGTCGATCGTCGAGAAGAAGGCAAAGCACGGCGCCGGAATCGCGGAAGGCGAAAGCATCATCCCGGACGGGACGGGCGACCGGAAGAGCGAGAAGTTCACGCAGTCGCTGGCGGACTACTTGCTCGACGACTGGGAGAACGTGGTCGACGCCAGCGGCGCGGCCCTGCCGTGTACGTTCGCGAACAAACTCTGGGCGTTTGAATCCGTCGACCTCGCCACGATCGTGATCAACGAGGCGAAGCGCCTCGCCGGGAAGGTCGTCCGGGACGAAGCAAAAAACTGAAAGCGCTGGTGTGGTGGGAGGGGGCGCCCGCCGCACTGGCGACAGAAGAGTTTCCGGCGCGATCCTATTGCGCCGAGGTCTGCGATCGGATCGGCGAATGCGGCGCCGGGTCTCCGGACCGCTGCTGGAAGAATCCGCCGCCGATCATGCGGTCGAACGAGACGGCATGGTTCGTGTACACGCTCCTATCCTCCCAATGGGAGCGGTCCGACTGGACCGGCATCCGCGTCCGTTACGACATCGGCCCGGCAATCCAGTTGCTGACGGCGCTCGGCGTTCGCGACGATCTCCTGATCGACACGATCGAGAAGATTCGCCTCATTGAGGGCGCAACGGTAGAATTGGACGTGGAGGCCCACCGGCTACGGGAGGCAAACGCGAATGGGGCAGCTGAAGCTCGGCGTTGACATCGAATTCCGGAAGACCGGCGACGGCGTCGAGGTCGCGGTCGGCGCCGTCGAAAAGCTGAACGAGAAGGCGCGGCAGACCACCGGGGCGTTCGGCGGGCTGGCCGGATCAATCGGCACCGCTATCTCCGCGTTCGCCGGGTTTGCGGCTTTGAAGTCTGCGCTTCAGGCCGGGATCCAGTTCAACGCGGCGATGGAGTCGTCACGGCTCTCGATCGCCGCCCTCGCGGTGTCGTTCGGGCAGCTCCGCGACGGCGCCGGGGTGCCGGTCGCGCGGGCGAACCAGCTCGGCGCCGCGCTGGAGGTCGCCACCGAGCTTCAAGAGGACCTCAAGGTCGCCGCGCTGCAGACGACGGCTGAATACGAAGACATGATTCGGGCGCTGCAGGAAGGCGTCGGCCCGGCCCTGAAGGCCGGGTTTGACACGGGGCAGATCGTCGAGTTCACGAAGCTCGTGACGCAAGCGGCCGGGGCGATCGGACTGCCGATGCAGCAGCTCGGGCAGGAGGTCCGGTCGCTGTTCGCGGGGGACATCGGCCCGGATGCGCGGCTGGCGAACCTGTTGTTCTCCGACATCCCCCGCGACAAGATCAAGGCGTACGTGCGGGAGCTTCAGGCGTCGGGGAAGTTTTTCGACGAGATGAAAGAGCGCATGTTCGGGTTTGCGGCTGCCGGAGAGCGGGCCTCCGCGACCTTCGCGGGCGCAACGTCGAACCTCAAAGACGCAATTTCCCAGACGCTCGGCGCCGGGACGCAGCAGGCGTTTGAGCGCCTGACGCCGCTGATTCAAGAGGTCACGTCGTGGTTTGTTACTTTTGACGCACAGGGCAAGGCGACTTTCAATCAGGATTTCGTCAACCGCATCAGCGTCGTGGCCGACGCCGTCGTGAACCTTGCCGAGGTTATCGTTGGCCTCGCGAAAACCGTCGGCCCGCCGTTGTCCAAGCTCGCGGATTTGATATTCTCGACGCTCGGCGTTGTGCTGAACAAGCTGGGGGAATGGTGGTACGCGGCTGCCGGGAAAATGATCGGGGCAATCACGTCCGTCAACGATTACATGCTGAAGTTCGGGGCAACGATCGTCGAGAACTTCCCGGACCTCTCCGATGCGCTCGGGCTGGATCAATTCGTCGCGTCGTTCGCCACCGGCAACGAGGAGCTGAAAAACTTCGCCGCGTTCCTTGGGGACGACCTCGCGGCTGCACACAGAGAGAGCGCCGGTCGGGCGGCGGACGCATTCTGGAACGCGTGGGACGACCGAGCGGAAGACGGGAAAAAGCGGGCGAGGTCGAAGTTCAATCTGTTCGGCCCGGACGGCCTCGCAAACGAGGCCGACGCGGAGCGCCTGAAAAAGATCACGGCGGCGATGAAGGAGTTCGGCGCCGCGATGCGCCAGATTCAGAACGACGCCCGGGGTCGATCGGAGGATTTCGCGTTCGCGAAGTCGCTTGCCGAGGCCGCGAGCGAGTTCGACCGCATCGACATCGGGCGACAGCGGAAGATCGCGGAGGCGTACCGCAAGCAGGTCGATCAGGAAAAGGCGGTGCAGGACCAGCTCGCGAAACTGCGGGAGTCCGGCATCTCGGAGTGGTCGACGCAATACCTCCGGGCGACCGCCGAAGCCTATCGCGCCCACAAAGACATCGCGCAAGCGACGGCGGACGAAATCGCCGCGATCGAGGCGGAGGCCGCGAGGCAAACAGAGGACGAGCTGACTCGCCAGTGGGACGCCGCCGCCGAGGCGCAGATGCACGCCATCGAGGAATCGATGGCGAACGTGAATCGCGCCTACGACAACGTTTTCGGCACGTTGACTGGGTCGTTCCGGACGGCGTGGGCTGACGCCTTGTCCGGCGACAACCTATCCGGGGCGTTTGACACATTGCTGGAGGGGTTCCGCGCAACGTGGACGGAGTTCGTGGGCGGAATGATCGACGACTTCGTCGCGGGCTGGGTCGGCGTCGCGCAAGGCCAACCGATGCCGGGCCAGACCGGACCTCCGTCACCGGGCCAGCAGCGGTTCGCGCAGGGCGCGGTCGCCGTGATAGGCGGCGGGGCGGCGCTCGCGGACATGTGGCGCGGCGGCAACACCCGGGGTCAGAACGTGATGACCGGGTTGACCACTGGCGCCTCAATCGGGTCGATGTTCTCCCCTGTCGTCGGGACGATCGTCGGAGCCGTCCTCGGCGCCGTAATCGGGGCGTTGGCGCCGACGAAGGAAAAGGCGGGATACAACATCTCGGTCGTCGGGGGGCGCGTGTCCGTCCGGGGCGTGGGCGACGCGAAAGACCGGGAGGTACAGGCGGCGATCCAGCAAATCAACGCCGCCGTGTCCGAGGCGCGGGCAAACATTCAAGAGATCCTTGACATCCTTCCGGCTTCGATCTTTGAGGGTATCGCCGGTTTTTCCGTGACGCCGCCGGTCATCACGAAGTTGATCGAGGCCGTAAGTTCGGCGCAGTCGGCGCTGGCACACTTCATCGCCGTGACGGTCCCCGAGGCCTTCTTGAACGCCGCGCTGCCCGCCTTCGCCGAGGTCGCCGAAATGCTCGGCGTGACGGACGATCGGTGGCAACAAATCGTTGGGCAATTGAGAGGCATGGATCCGACGAAGGCGACGAAAATGCTCCGCGACTACTTCGCGGCGTTGATCGGCATGATCGAGGCGCAGGAGTTTCTCCAGAAGTCGATGGCCGACAAGGTCGGGTTGGCAACGGAGAAGAAGACCGGGGCGGAACAACTGAACGTGTTCAATGATCGGGTCGAGCGGATGACCGTAGGGTTCGACGCTCTGACCGGCGAGGAGGAGCAGATCAAGCGGGCGCAGCAGATCATCGCGCTGCTGGAAGATCGACACGCGTTGGAGCTGCAGATCATCGCGGACATCAAGGCGGCGTGGGAGGACGTGAACAAGTCGATTGAGCAGCAGATATTCGACGTTCAGCAATCGGCCCGCAATCCCGAGGATCAATTGAGTGCGCTGCAGGATCGTCAGGCCGCCCTGCGCGACCGCCTTCTCGCCGCGAAGACGCCCGAGGAGGTCGCGCAGATCGTTGCGGAAATGCAGCAAAATCTGTCGCAAATCTACGCCCTCCAGCAGCAAATCGCGAACGCCTACAAGGCGCTCGTTGAGGCGTTCAAGGGAGTCGTGGCCGAGATCGAATCCGTGGCCGGGTTCGTCGGCATGGACCTGCCCGGAAAGATCGAAAAGGCGCTGTCGATGGCGTCCGAGTCGGGCCTCGACAAGCTCGACGAGCTGAACGATTCGATCGCGAAGCTATTCGACGGGTTCGACAAGCCGGAGGAGCAGGTTGCTCGCGCCCGCGAGATTTCGGCCCTTTTGCAGGACCGCTACCAGTTGGAACTGGCGCTGATCCAGCATGTGAAGGCCGCGCTGGATTCGACCCTGAAGTCGATCGACGATCAGATCTTCGACATGCAGCAGTCCACCCGGACGCCGCAGGAACAGATCGACGCCCTGCTGGAACGGCAGCGGGTGTTGCGCGAAATGCTGGCGGGCGCCCGTACGCCGGAAGAGATCCAGCGCATCGTCGCCGAGATGCAAGGCAACGTCACGACGTTGTACGGGTTGATGGGGAACACGCCGGAGGCCGCCGCCGAGTTGATCACGATGCTGCAGGACATTCGCGAGCTGGCCGACGCGCAGTTCCAGCAAATCCTCGACGGGATTCAGGAATCGGACGATCGCCTTCGCGAGCTACTGGACGAGATTCTCGGGTCGTTGCGCGACGGGCTGGCGGATTTGATCAACAACCCGCCCGCGCTGCAGGATCAGGCGTCGGCGGCGCAAGCGCTGGTCGACGCCTTGAACGAGATCAAGGAGCTTGCAGCGGCGCGGTTCCAAGAAATGCTCGACAACATTCAGGAGTCGGACGACGCCCTGTTGGCGATGGTCGAGGAGATCCTCGGGAAGTTGCGCGACGGCATCGGGACGATCTTCAATCCGCCGACAACGGGCGACGACGACGGCAACAACGACGACGGCAACGACTGGCAGGACCCGAGGGTCGTCGACCTGCTCTCCGGGTTCGGAACGTTGAACACGCGGGTCAGCGAGACGGGCGCGGTCGTCGACGGGTTCGCGGCGGCTACTGCTGCCGGGGCGACGACGCTGGAGGCGTTCGCGGCGGCGGCGGGGGCGGCGGCGTCGGCGCTGGCCGGGTTCGGGTCGTCGACCGGCAAGGTGAACGTCACGGTCAACGTCAACGGGTCGATGGCGGCGGTCGTGAGCGAGGTCGAAGCGGTCGTCGGCCCGACCGTCGTCAATCAGGCCCTCGTGGCCGTCGACCGGGAGCTGGCCCGGGTTGGAGGTGGCCTCTGAAGACGCTCGACCCGGCGATCGTCGCGCAAGCGGCCCAGACCGTCTACCACGCGGCCCACCTGATCGCGATCACGGGGAGCGCGGCCACGTACCGGTACACCGATCACGGCGCGTCAGATGTAGTCTACGGGGGCAACACATACGTTCGGATGCCGTTCCGGCTTTCGGCGATCGGACGGGAGGGCGGCGGCGAGGTCGGCGTCGACATCGAGTTTCACGACGAGAATGCCGTCATCGAGACGATCGCCCTCGCCTACGATTTCCGCGATTGGCCCGTCGAGTTGTCCGAGGTCTGGTTCGACGACGACGGTCTCGTGATTGGCCGGGTCGTCTGGATCGGCGACGGGCGAACGAACGGCGTGGTGATCAATCGGGGCGCGGAGACGGCGGGAGGAGTGACCGCGACGGTGCAAGTGGCGCCGAGGAAGTCGTGGATGCAGGAGCCGGGGCCGCGCCGATCGTACACGACGAGCTGCGCGTGGACGTTCAAGGATGCCGACTGCGCCTATGCTGGCGCGACCACGACGTGCGATCGCACCTACGCGGCGTGTCTGGCGATCGGCAACACGATCCGGTTCGGCGGGTTCCGGTTCGCGCCTCGGGCCGGGACGATCTTGACGTGGGGGACGCGCGAGCGTGTCCTGACCGGAACGCCAGCGGCAATCCCGCCGCCGACGACCGGCCTTCGAAGGAGGGGTTGACGATGGCCGTCTGGCCGAGCACCGTGCGTCCGATCGTCGGCGGCTATTCCGCCGAGGAGGAGGAGTTTCTTCGCCGCAACGTGTCCGAGGACGGGACGCTCCAAATCCGCGACATCTGGGGGCGGACCCGGCTTCAGGCCGCGTTGACGCTTGAGCTGGCGACCGACACGACTTCGAAGGATTTCTGGGCCTTCTGGCGGGCGTCGCGCACGTCGCAGTTCGTGTTCTTCAACTTCCTCGAAACGTGGAGGGCGGGCGTTGCGTGTGGGACCGGGACCGGGGCGCTGTCGACGTTTACGATTCCGGCCCGGGCCGTCCGTGGGGAGACCGTCTACGTAGCCGGGGTACCGGAGGACGACTACACGCTGTCCGTCGGGACGGGGACCAACGGCGAAGATCGAATCCTGTTCGACGCGCCTCCGGCGCTGGGGTTAGCGGTCACTGTGGATTGCTTCTGTGAGTACCGCCACAACGCACGATTCAGCGGGACGCCGCGCGGCGAAGTGATCGGATTCCGGCGCGAAAGGGTCCGCGTCAACGTGATCGAGGACTTCGGCTGATGGGGCGCAACCGTCCGACTACGCCGACCGGACCCGGCGACCCGCTTGCGGAGCTGGTCAAGGGGATGGTCGAGCACAAGGGCGCGAACGGCTTCGTGTACTACACGAAGCCCGGCGAGCCGGGCTGGGCGTACGTGCCTATCTACGGCGGACCCGGGAACGAGTTCGGCGTCAAGTTGTCGAAGATGCCGATCCAGTACGCGATCCTGCTCGCCGCCGGGTCGACTACGTCGACGGGCGCCGGGACGAGACAGCGCGATCCGTCCGGCGGACAGCAGGGCCGGGAGCTGAACATTGCCGCCCTCGGCGGGCGGGTGCCGGTCGTCTACGGTCAGGCATCGGTCGGCGGGGCGATCGTGATGGCGGCGACCAGCTCCAACGTGCTCACCGTGGCGTGGGGGCTGGGGGAGGGCGAATGCGAATCGGTCGAGAACTGGTACGTCGACGACAAGCCCGTGATTGGCGGGTCGTTCGGCTCCTTCGTGGATTACAACTTCCATCCCGGCTTCGCCTTGCCAAACGAACCGGACCCGTTTCTCGTCGCCGCCGCCGGGGAGAGCGCCGCGACCTTCGAACGCTTTCCGCGTCTGTGCTATCTCGTCGGGCGGTTCGTCTATTCGGACCGCTACGTCACCGGATTGCCGGTCCCGCGATTCGTCGTCAAGGGGCGGAAGGTGTACGATCCGCGCTCTGGCAATATCGCGTGGACCTCAAATCCGGCCCTCTGCGTCGCCGACTACATCACGGCCCGGTTCGGGCTGGCGTACCCGTGGAGCGCGATCGACGAGGACAGCCTTGAGGACGCCGCCGACTATTGCGACGACCTCGTGTCCGGGAAACCGCGTTTCACGTTCAATCTGGCGTTGACCTCGGAACAGGCGCACCGCGACATCGTGCGCCTGATCTGCGACCACTTTCGGGGGGACGTAGTCGAGCGCGACGGAAAGTTCGTGTTCGTCGTCGACAAGCCGAAGACCAGCGTTTACGCCTTCGACGCAACGAACTCCCACCTGACGACGATTCGCCGGGAGGGCGGATCGGGAATCCCGAATCGTGTCGTGGTGCGCTGGATTGACGCCGCGAACGACTACGAGCAGCACGAGGCAATCGACGAAACGAGCGGAGTTCGGGCTGGCACGGAAACGCCTCAGACGGCGGAATACTCGCTGCCCGGATGCACGGACGCCGCCGAGGCGCAGCGGGCGGCGTCATACTTTCTGCGGAAACGGCTCATGAATCTCGCCGCGACGATCGTCGCGACAAACGCCGGGGCGGTCGCGCTGGAGCCGGGCGACCTTGTCGACCGCGACGGGCAGGACTGGGTGATTCGTCGCATTGTCCGTGGTGACGGCAACGAGTTGACTCTTGACTGCGAAGGCTACGACGCCGATGTCTACGATCCGACATCGCGTTTGGAAGATGTCAAGCCGACGCTGGATTTGCCGGACCCGTTCGACACGCCGCCCGACCCGTCGGGACTCGTCGTGATCGAGGAGCCGTACGTGCAACAGGGGGGGCGGTACTCCTCGCGGCTGAAGGTCACGTGGACGAAGGCGTCGACGCCGTTCTACGGTGGGACCGAGATCGCCGTGACGCGATCGACCGGCACGAAGTTTGTGCTCGGCGTCTACGACGACGGTCCCGCCTACGTGGAGTCGTGCGACGACCTCGCCACGTACAATGTCACGGCGACGACCATCGCGCGGATCTCCGGGGCGCGATCCGGCGGCGTGACCGAAATCGTCACGACGACGGGGAAGCCCGACCGACCCGGACGGTGCGGGCAAATCAACGCAACCGTACATGAGGATGGCCGTGTCGACCTGTCGTGGACAACGGCGACGATCGACGACCCGGTCGCCTACGAGCTACGCTACGTTTCCGCGTCCGTTCAGGCGGCGTGCTGGGAGGATGCCGAATTCCTCGACCAGACCCGATCAACCAGCGCGACCGTGTGGCTACCCCCTTCGATCACCGACTACACGGGGTCGTGGCGAATCTACGTCAAGGCGATTGACGCGGCGAAGCAGTACTCGTCTGAGGCCGTCTACTGCACCGTTTCGATTCCTTGCCCGACCACGCCGACGGTGCAGACGATCTCGTGGCCTTTGGCCGGATTGATCCCGGACCCGGATTGCCTTGAGGCGGCGCTGATTGACAACGACACGACCCTCTACATGGACGGCGCAGAGTCGGGCGTGTTCCGCATGTATCTGGCGCGAACGATCTCCCCACAGACGATCGACGACGAGATTGCTGCCGCCGGGCTGGCGTCCGTTCAGGAGTGGGTCGACGATGTCGACGACGCGCGGAACCATGGCCTCGGCCTGTGGGCGCCGATCACCGCCGGGGCGACCGGCACCGCAAACTGGATGGGCAGCTACTCATACGGCTCGTCCTTCCGGCGGCTCAACTATCGCGTCTGGGCGCGGGCCGGTACGTCACGCTCGATCAGGCGCGGTCGCGGGGGTTGGGAGCCAACGCCGGATGCGATCGGCAAGGCCGAATGGGGTATCTACGTGTCGCCCGGTCCCGGGGGGCGGTTCGGGGCGTGGAACACCGGCCCGTCCGGGTTGACGAGCCAGTGGGTGGTTCGCTTGTCGTCAAACTCGTCGTGGGCGCAGCGGGCAATCGAGGCCGGGCGTGACGGCGCCCTCGCGCACTACGTCTACTGGCGCACTCCGGTCGTGGTGTATTCCGGCGTCGTGACGACGGACGGCAGCGGCGTGGCGACCGTAACGTTTGCGGCTCTCGCCGACGCGTTTTGTCTGCCGACCGCCGAGCTGACCGTGTTGAACGCCTCCACAGCGATTATCGCCACGGTGACCGCCCGGACCTCGTCGTCAATCTCGATCAAAACGTGGACGACCGGCGGAGCAGCGTCGGCCTCGAAAGACGTGAAAGTGGTAATCTACGACGGCGGCGACGGCGGGACGCTGGGGAGCGGCAGCCCGTAAGGAGGCACGATTGAAACTGAAGCGAGCGCGATCGACGGATGGGAGCTGGACCGGGTTCGTGGCGTGTGACGAACATGGCGTGATTTGGGGACTCCTCGACGCCGACGGAAACGCCGCGCCGATTCCGGCAGGACTCATGATTACGGCGGAGGCGGTCATCGCCGACGACCCGACGGCAGACCCGCGCAACGCGCGTCACGCCGTCCGTGTGGCGCGTGATTTCCTTGCGCGACCGTCCGGCCCTCCCCCCCCCGACGAACCGCCACTGGGCGCCGTTCTGGGCGAAATCCGGGGGCGTCTGGCGCAGATCGAAGCGCGAATTGACGCGATCGAACGCGGGGGCCGCCCGTGACGTGGGACGCGACGAAACCCGACATGACTCAGGCGACGATGGCCGAGGTGCTATCGTCCATCCGTCAGAATCAGGCGGCGCTGGCGTCATGGGGCTGGACCGTCAAGGCGATCACCGCCGGGACGACGACCGGGACGACGACCCAAACGGACGGGGGGATCTGGGAGATCACCGGAACGGCGGATTGTTCGACCGTCAACCTCCCCGGGAACTTCGTGATCGCCTCGGTCGTGGACGGCATGAGGTTCGTGACCGGCGGAAACGTTTTGAACGCTCCGTTGATCGTCTGGGGCGGCTCGCTGGTTTGCTTCCTCAAGGTCGGCAGCTCCGTTCGCGTCGTCCTTGTCGGCGAACGGCAGTGGGACGCGGACATGATGATGTTCTTCTCGTGGCAGAAGAATCCGGCGGCGACGACGTGGGCCTCCGACGGGCCGACGATCTCGACGACCGGCACGGCCGCCGAGTCGAACGACACAGACGGCGAGTTCGTCCAGTACACGACCCCCAGCGCGAGCGTCGGCGGCGTGTACTTCTCCGCGAACATCGCAAACCTGCAGTGTCCCGTTGTGCTTGAGATGCGGCTGAAAACCGGCTCCTCTATCGCGAGCTACCGGCTGTGGGCGGGCCTGTTTTCCGCCGACCCCTCCGGATCGGACACGTTTTTCTCAACCGGCGACGGCGCCGGGTTTCGGTTCTCGACTGGGGCCTCGGACACTCAATTCCAGTGCGTCTCGGGGGACGGGGTCGGCGAGAAGGTCACGGCGTCGGGCGTGACGGTTGCGACCACGACGCCGTACATCCTGAGGATTGAACACGACCCGCGCCTTACATCGGCCCAGAATCGGTTCTACATCAACGGGAAGCTGTGCGCGACGCATACCGGGGCGACGGACAAGGTCGAATCGGGGAACCAAGGGTGTCGCCCCTACATCATGGCAACGGACCTCGCGACGGGCGGAAAACAGATCCGCGTCGCAAAGGCGTTCATGTATCGGCACTGACGACGACGATGCCTACCTACGACGAAAGCCTAACAGTCGGCGCGACCGCCGGAGCCAGCGCGGACCCGGTCGCGCGGTCCGCGACGATCGGCGCGACCGCCGGAGCCAGCGCGGCGGCTACGCTCCGATGGGCGTTTGACCCGGGCAAACCAAACATGCTCCAGACGCTCCCCGAGGTCGTCGAGTACGTCCGGGAGCGGGCGCAGCGATCCGTCATCGCGGTCAACCCGGACCCGGTTCTGGTTGACTCCTACCCGCATCCCGGGAACCTCTATACCGGCGCGAACTACCGAAAAACGCCAGTTCTGTCGTTCGTCCCGGACGACTACGACGACTGTCTTCTCGGCCAGCAGAGTTCGGGGGGGGGCAGCGCCGGGATCAAGCTGTTCGAATCGTCCGGGGCAATCCGTCCGGTCGGGTTGCCGCTCGGCTGGATGGTCCGCTCCGTGCCGGACTACGTTCCGCCGGGCGAGCCGACGATCTTCCTGTCGAAGAACACGGTCGGAGCGGACATGAACTTCAAACTGCTCGCACCGATCGGTCGCTACACGCGCGACCCCAAACCGATTTCGCCGTGGCAGTTTGCTCGCGGGCTGTCGTGGGATTACCTCGCGTCAACCGGGGACGCCGTCCGAAAGGGCGGCGCGAACGCCGTGTCGTGGACGGGGAACAATCCCGGGACGGGCGGGGCGCCGATCCTCGACCGGATTGAGTGGAAGCAATACTCGACCGGCGGCGCGAGCGCCGCTCAGGCGTACATCATCTCGTGGTCGCGGACCTTCATTGACATGTCTCGCCCGACCCGTTGGATTGGACTGTGGCGATCGCCGACGACGCCCGCTGCGGGATTGAACCTGTGGGTTGGCATTTTTGGCGCTTTGCCCGCCTACAACGCGACCCTGCCGACGACGAACGCGGCGTTCTTTCGGTATTGTCCCGCCGGGAGCGTCGACACAACGGCGTTCTTCCGGGCGATCACCCACGATAACGCGGGGTCATATGTGACGACGACGACGGCGCCGTACCGCGCCGACACCGTCTACATTTTCGAGATCCGGACGCGGCCCGAGCTGTCGCCGCCGCGAGTCGAGTTCTACGTCAACGGGTGGCTCGCCGCGACGCACTCTGACACCGCGCAGCGGGCGCCGTCGTCGGCGACGAATCCGTGCGGCTGGGGTATCGTCGCGAGCATGTACTCGGCGGGCGACGACATCCCGCTCTATTGGCGGTCGTTTCGGTCGTGGCACATTTAGGGGGGCGGGATGACGGACGAGCAAAAGGCGTCATGGGCAGCGGCAATCCGACCGGCGGACGTGATCCTGTTTCTGACGCTGGCGTTCAACTTCGGCATTGGCTGGGCGCGATTGTCGCAAGTCGAGGACTGGATCGAGAAACACGAGGCCGCCGTACAGCGAGCCGCCGAAGAACACTCGGAGGCTTATCGCAAACAAGAGGAACGGCTGAAAGAGTTTGAGCGGCGCGACGTGTCCGACGCGAAGCTCGACGCAATCTTGCAGCGTCTGATCTCAATGGAAAACCGGATCAACGAAGCGGGGGGGCGACGTGCGAAATCCCCTGATTAGCGTTCCTCGCGGGCTGCCAGCCGTTCATGCGATCTTCGGCGACCCCATGGGCGGGGCGCAATCCGGGGCGCCGAGCGAGGCGTGGCTCGCCGCGTCGCTCGTCTACGCCGACCTTCCGTTCTCGCTGCCGATTGCGTGGGACACGGGCAGATGGGCGGACCGGGCGCGGGTCCACCGGCTTGTGAGGCCGTTTTTCGTCGCCGCATGGGAGGCCGTCGCCGACGCCGGGCTGCGGGCCTCGGTCGTGTCGTGGGGCGGCGCCTACAACCACCGGGCGAAGCGGTCGGATCGGTACTCGCTTTCAATGCACGCCTACGGCATCGCGTTTGACATCAATCCCCGCGAAAGCGGCATGGGGCGGACCGGGACGATCGACCCGGCGCTGATCGACGTGTTTGAGTTCCATGGCTGGTACTGGGGCGGGCGGTTCCGACCGACGCCGGACGAGATGCATTTTCAGTTTGCGGAGGGTGTGTGATGGACCCCATGAACGGATCAACCGATCAGTTCTTCCTGACCGTTTCGGCCTTCTTGATTCCGATCGCCGTGTCAGCGCTTGACGCCATCGCGATCAGGGTTGGCTGGGCGTGGACCCGGGCGAACAAACCGGAGATTGCCGCGTCGATTGGCGCGATCCTCGGCGTGGCGTACGGGTATCCACCGATCTGGGAGTATTTGAACCAGAAGCCGATTCCGCTGGGGGCGTCTCCTGCAGCCTTTGTCCTCGGGGGGATCACGGCGGGCCTTGCCGCCGTAGGAATTCACGCGATCTCGTGGCACCGGCAAGCCCGGCAAGAGGAAGAACGACAAAAGAAGGAGGAAACCAAGTGAAAAGATACCTCGGAGTTTTGGCCGTCTGCGCCTTGCTCGGCGCGATGGGCGCGACCTGTAAGGGCGTCGACAAAGTCCCGCTCGATCAGAAGGCGGCGAAGAAAGCCCTCGTGGCGCTACAGGAGACCCGGACCGAAGTGCTCCGGACCGCTGCCGTGCTCTACGTCGACGGCAAGTTGTCAAAGGAATCGGTCGCGAAGATCGAGGAGTGGGACGCCCGATTCAGGTTTGCGTGGGCCAAGGCCGCCGCCGCCGTTGACCTGTGGGGCGCGGTCGGACAGGCCGAATACCAGACGGCGTCGGACGACGCAAGGGCTGCCGTGATCGAAATGCGGGCGATTGCCGGGGGGGGACGATGAGCACGACGACGGACCTGAAAAAAGCGCTGGCAAAGATCGACGTGGAGGATTTGCGCCTGATCGTCATGGTGGCTGCCTCGATCATGCGCCTCGGACAGCGGCTTTACGCCCTCCTGAGGGTCGCCGACATTCCCCCAGAGGTCTGGGAGGAGGCGAAGGCGAAGAACGACAAAACGATCGACGACTACATCCGCTCACTCGGCGGCGACCCGCCGCCGCCGCCGGACATCCCGGGAAACTCCTAGTTCCCGGCGCGGGCGTCCGATGGGGCGCCCGCAACCTTCGGGTTTGTCCCAGCCCTCGCGACAGCCTTCTCGACGCCCGCCGCCGATTGCCTTACGTTCTGCGTAGATTGATCGGCAACCTCGCCGGTCAACAAACCAAGGAGGCCATCGATGACTTACAACGCGGCGGTAACCGGGATTTCCCCGAAAGACGTGAAGGACTATTCGTCGCACGCGACAATGTGGCGCGGCGTCGGCACGTGGGCGGACGACGCCGCCCTCGCCGAGGATGGTACGGCGCTCCTCGATCGGGCCGGAATGCTCCGGCCCGTCTACACGCGCCCCCTCTACTACGCCGACGACGCGGGCGGCTACGTCGAGACCGACTCGCTGGCGATCGGCGCCGACTACGACGACGGATTCCACCAGTACGGCGCGGTCAAGGGCCGATACGAAATCCTCCAGAACCTCGACTTCGTCCTCCGCACGATGCAGCCGCTTGTCGACGCGAACCTCTGCCGCTACGCCGCCGCCGGTAACCTGAAGGGCGGCGCCCGGGCGTGGGTCGCCGCCGAGCTGTCGTCGGGGATCGTGCGCGAAAACCCGGACGGATCGCCCGACCGGATTTACCGCCACCTGATGGGCGTCGTCGGCCACGACGGGCGGACCGCCGTCTACTTCTCGCTCGCCGACATGCGCCTCGTCTGTTCCAACGTGATCGCCTCCGCGATGGAGGGTGGTATCACGATCCGGTTCAAGCACGACTCGGGCCTGATGGTCAACGTAGGCGAGGCCGCGAACCGCCTCGCCGAGGTCAACCGGAACTTCGCAGCGACGATCGACGCCTACAAAGCGATGGCGGCGCTGCCGCTGACCTCGAAACGCCTCGACGCCCTCTACACGCTGGCCCTGCCGATCCGCCGCGATCCGGACACCGACGCCGAAATCGCCTCGCCGCGCCGCGCGAAGATCATCGCCGAATCCGCGCGTTTGATGGTCGAGGGCAGCGGCGCTGGCGGGGGGACCGTCTGGGACTGGTACAACGGCGTCACCGAGTTCCTCGACCACGAAGGCGACCACCGGGGGAAGCATTTCGAGTCCTCCCTCTGGGGCGTCCGGTCCGAAATCCGCCGGTCCGCCTACGACGCGGCGATGTCCGTTCTGCGGGCCGCGTGACCCTCAGCGGGGCGTCTGCCCGCCCTGCCCGCCCTGTCACGCGCCCGGGGCGCCCTCGCGAGGGGGCGCCCAGTTTTTTTTGGGGCAACGCAAGAAAAGACTCGACAACGTTACTTTTTGGACCCATCTTGCAATCATAACAAACAAGGAGGCCAACCATGACCCAGACCACCAAGCCCCAGACCTTCAACGAAACCGCCGACCCGTTCGCGAATGTCGGCGCCCGCGTCGCGATCGGCTCGGACACCGGGACGATCACGGACGTTGCCTTCGTCGGCGACTGCTACGACGGGCTGGCGATCATCTACGTCGTCGAGATCGGGACCGAGCTGTACCGGCTCCGCGACCACGCGCTCCGGGCCGCCTGAACGCGAGCGGCAATCGACCGAACGGGCGCCCTTCGGGGCGCCTGTTGTTTTTTGCGCCCGCCCGCCCGTGTCCATGTTACGATTTGGTCCCGGTCGCTACTTTCTGGGCCGGGCGAAAGAAAGGGGGTTTCTAATGACAAAGCAACCGGCGTTCCGCAACATCCTCCGGGAGATGTGGAGCGACCTCAAGGCAAAGCGACCCGAGCGGACGATGGCGTGGTGGGCCGACCGCTGGGAAGTCGAGGAGAGCACGGTCCGGCGCTGGATGGCGGACCCGAACGGGCGGGCGCCGCATCGGCGGATCGGGCCGCGTCACCGGCGGCGGATCTTCCACGACCCGATCGTGCGGCGCTGGCGCGGTCGTGGCGGCGTTCGCTTGACGATGGATTCCTACTACGCGATGTTGCCGCCGTCGCCGCAGTGGGCCGCCGAAGGGCCGGGAGGAGAAGGCCGATGAAGGCGAATCCGCACAACCCGACGGGGCGCCTGATCTGCGCCGACTGCGGTCTGGAGTGGGACGTGGCGATGTCGCCCGCCTACTGCCCGAAGTGCGATTGCCGGATCGTCGCGGCGCCCGTCCGGGATCCGGACGCGGTCCTCGGCGCCGCGATCAGGCGCCTCGTCGCGCGACTCGGGACGCCGATCGTGATCGGCATCGACCGTGGGGGAGCCTACGGGCTTCACGCGCTCGACGAATTCCCGACGCGGGCGCCAGCATTCCTCGCTCCGACGCTCGACGCCGTGGCGACCCGGGCCGACGCCTTTTTCGCCGGGGGGGGGGACGAATGAGCAAAACCGACTACCTGAAGACGGTCCTCGATCGTCTCCGGGACGTGGTCCGGCGCGACCCTGCAATGCTGTCCGTGGCGATCCGGGTCGGCGAGTTGTTCCCGGACGTCATCGACGCGATCAACGCGAAGGCGAAGGAGGGCGCGTTCGTCGATCAGATCAGGCGCAACCAGAGTAACGCCGCGCTGCTTGGAAAAATCGTTGCAATCCTCGCGACCGGGTCGACGGGCCACGCCGCCGACGACGCGGCGCTGCGTTTCGGCGACCTCGGCGAAGGCGGGCAGCGCGGCGGCGATGCCAACCGCCTGATGTTCGCCGGGTTTTTGGTTTTGGCTGCGGCGTCGATTGCCACCGCCCGGGCGGTCGCCGACGGCTCGCGATCGGGCCTGACGCATTCCGATCGGGCCGAGCTGGCCGTGTTGGTCGATCGGATCATGCACCGCCTTGACGAATTGTCACACAAACAGGACGAAAACTATGACGAAAAAGCGAATTAGTTTCACGCAACTGAAAATGCTCTCGTTTTGCGGCGAGCAGTACCGGCGTCGCTACGTCGAGAACGACCGGATCCCGCCGGGGATTGCCCTCCTCGTCGGGCGCGGCGTGGACGATTCCGTCAACGCCGACCTTTCCGAGAAGATCGCGACCGGGGGACTGCTGCCGGACGAGGCAATTCCGGATATCGCCCGTACGGCGTTTGACCGGGCCAAGGGGTCGGGCGAGATCAAGCTGACCGAGGACGAAGCCGAGGACGGACTCGAAAAGACCCTCGGCGGAGCCGTCGACAAGACGGTGCGGCTCGCTACGCTCCACCACGCCGCCCTCGCGCCGACGCTGGCGCCGACGCACGTTCAGCGCTCGTACACGATCCAGCTCGACGGTTATCCGGTCGACCTGACCGGGGTCATGGATATTCAGGAAGGCCTCGCCGCCGTGCGCGACACGAAGACTTCCGGCAAGACGCCGCCCGCGAACGTGGCCGAGCGCGACCTGCAGTTGACCGGGTACGCTCTCGCCGTGCTCGCGATCGACGGGGCGTTGCCGGAAGCGGTGACGCTCGACTACTTGATCGATCTGAAGACGCCGAAGGCACAGGTATTCGCGTCGGCGAGGTCGCGCGACGACCTCGCCGTGTTTCTTCGCCGGGTCGAGGCCGCCGTCCGAGCCTTGGAGGCCGGGGCGTTCGTCCCAGCCTCTCCGAACGAGCCGCTTTGCTCCCCGCGATGGTGCGGCTATCACTCAACCTGTCCGTACGTCCGGCAACCCGCTACAATAGCGGTGCCGTAAAGTAACAATCAACCGAGCCTAAAGGAGGCCACATGAAAGACGAAACTGCCGACACGACCATCCGCTACCGGGTCACGGTCACGAAGATCGTCTCCGGGACGGTCACGCGCCCGAGGTCCAAGAGGACGGGGGCGAAAGACGCGAACGGTTACGACGAATACCAGACGATCGTCTCGACCGAGTACGAGGTCGCCGAGACGCAGCTCTACGTCCGGTCCATGGCGACGGAGCCGAATATCGCCGGAATCAACCGCGTCATCGAGCGTAGCGAGCGGGTGGCGAAATGACATCGAAAGAACCGACAACCGACCTCGCCCTCGTCGACCAGCGCACCGGCGCGATCGTCGAGACCGCGCCGACCGCCTTGGAGGCGGCTGCGCGGGCCGAAATCCAGAGCGCCCTCGTACTCGCGCAGCGAATGCCGCGCGACGAAGAACGGGTGTACGCCGCCCTCCTCCGCTCCTGTCGCCGGTCGTCGTTCGCGGCGCGGACGGAGTACTCGTTCAAGCGGGGAAGAAAGAAGACGATCGGCGCGGACGGGCGCGAGGAGTGGGTCGACAACTACGTCACGGGACCGTCCGTCATTCTCGCCCGCGAGGCCGCCCGGGCGTGGGGAAACATCCGGTACGGCACCGACGTGATCTCCGACGCCGACGACGAACGGACGATCTCCGGCTGGGCGTGGGATTTGGAGACGAACACGAAGGTCAGCTACACGGACCGGTTTTCGAAGCTGATCCAGAGGAGGGTCGGGAAGGGCGCGGAGGCGACGACGGAATGGGTGATTCCCGACGAGCGCGACCTTCGCGAGCTGACGAACCGCCGGGGAGCGATTCTTGAACGTAACGCCATCCTGAAGCTGATCCCGGCCGATTTCGTCGAGGACGCAATCAACGCCGCCCGCCGCACGTCGGCCTCGGAGGTAGAGTCGGACCCGGACGCTGCCCGCAAAAAACTGGTCCTCGCGTTCGACGAGTTGAACATTCAGGCCGATGCAATCGCGGTATACCTCGGCCATCCAATTGCACAAGCGTCGCCAGCCGAGATGGTTAAGCTCAGGGCGATCTGGACCTCGATCCGGGATGGCAACTCGACGTGGGCGGAGTACGTCAAGCCCGCGACCGACCCGGCCACGGGGCGCCTTTCGGTCGCCGATGTCGTCGCCGGGAAGACCACGACCGGATCGTCCTGCCCGGCGCACGGGGCGCACGACGGCGCCCGTTGCCCGACGTGCATGGCTGAGATCGCACGGGCGACCGCCGCGCCGCCGCCAACAAGCCCGCCCATCGCGCCAGAACCGACCGCCACGGCGCCCACGGCGTCGACGAAGGGGGATGGGCCGACCGCCGCCGTTCAGCGGTCCTGCGACCGCCACGGCGCGTTTCTCGGGCCGTATTGCCCGGGGTGCGCGACCGAGGAGCCGAAGAAGGGGCGGCGATCGTGATCTGGGAGACGGTCGGGCGATCGGTCCTCGACGCGTGGCTCGACGGGTCAACCCTCTGGTTGCTCGTCGAGCTAACCCGGCACGGCTACGATCCGGCAACGGGGATGCACGTTTACGTGTTCGTCCTCATGCTGGTCGCCCGACGCCTCGCCGAAGGCCGGTTCCCCCGGTAGTTTTCCGCTACAATTCCGCGACACGTCCGGGACGGGGTCCGCCCGTTCCGGACCGGGGGGCCGATGTACGGGAAGATCTTCAAAGAGATTTTTGATTCGTCGCTGCTGGATACCGGCTGGGAAACCGTCTACGTTTTCATGAGCATGATTGTGCTCGCAGACCCGGGCGGCGATGTGGACCTGACGGTCTCGGGGCTGGCACGACGGATTGCCATGCCGGTCGAGCACGTCGAGCGGGCAATCAACGTTCTGGCGGCGCCGGATCCGCTGAGCCGGTCCGCCGTTGAGGACGGGCGCCGGATTGTCCCTATCGGGCAGCATCGAGGGTTCCGGATCGTCAATTACCGGGACTATCGCTTCGCCGCCGATCGCGAGGCGATTCAGCGGCGCTGGCGCGAGGAAAAGCGGCGGGAACGGACCGCCGGAATGTCCAAGACAAATCCCGGAAGCGTCCACGACGATGGACCGGTTGTCTTGGAATGTCCGCGTTCTGGCCGTCAGGTAAGAGGAGAGAAGAATAGAGAGAGAGACAAAGACTATAACGGCCAAACCGGGGACGCCGAAGGCCCGGAATGGTGGCGGTCGGAGGCCGAGGCCGCGAAGGTGTTCGACGCCCGGGTCTGGTCGCTGGTGCGGAGGCGCGAGCGGAAAAAGGCGGCGTTCCGGTCGTTCCGGGCGGAGGTAGCGAGGCACGGCCCGAAGGTCGTCGACCAAATCGAGAAAGCGCTGCGGAACTATGCTGCGCTCGTCGCGGACCGGGAAGACCGATACGTGGCGCAAGGCGGCACTTTGCTGAACAACTGGCGCGACTATGAGGCGACGCCGATCGCAAGCCCGGGGCGAAAGATCGGGCCGGACGGTTTGACCCTGTCCGCGCCCGACGACCGCAAGCCCGGGCCAGACGACCCGCCGGACGACATCGACGCACGGCGGCGCTGGGTGTACCTCCGCCTCCGCGACCGGGTGGCCGCGCTCGGACCGGCGGGCGGCGCCGACTGGCTGGAGCGATTCAACGAAGCGGTGCGCGAATGGATCTCGGGTTCGCCCGAGACCCGTCTTGCGAAGTGGGCTAAGATGGAAAGCGAGTTTGGAAAGGAGGCCTGATGTTCGTTTTGGATCCGTTTTGGCAGCGTTCGCGGCGGGGTGGGCGACGGTCGTGTTCATGGAATCGATCGGGGCAATCGACCGGTGACGTGTCCGTGCGGCAAACCCGGCGCCCGCGTTCAGGCGGGGTTGTGCGATTCATGCTGGGCGCGTGTGCCGGACCACATGCGCCTCAACGTCGAGGCCGGACGGTTTCGCGCCGCCGATCAGGCCCGCAACTTTATCACCCTGCGGTTCGCCTCGTACGCAACGCTGCGTCCGAGGCGCCCGCGTTTGCGCTCGGAGCTGGCGCGTCTCCGAGACCGAAAGGGGGAGGACAATGACTGAAATTGACACCGCCGAGTTCGCTGATTTGAGGACTGGGACATTCACCGTGCATGTCAAGCGACCCGAGGACCAGACCGCCGACATCGAGCGGACGCTGGCCGCCGCCGCCGCCGCCCTCGCCGACGCGAAAGCGCGGCGCAAAGAGATCGTTGCGGAGATGGCCGAGGACGTGAAGGCGAAGGAGGACGTTGTCGTCGCGCTGGTGGCGGAATGGCGCGACGACCTCGTTCCGGTCGATATCGCGGGCGTCTGCGCCTACGATTGGAAAACGAACCGAAAGATCGTGACGGACGCCGCGACCGGAGCCACGTACGGGCCGTTTTCTATCACGGACGCCGACCGGCAGGGGACGTTGCCTTTCCCGGTCCCGGTCCCAACGCAGGGGGAGGAGACAAACGCGTGTCCGGGCTGCGGAAAGACCGTCCTTTCCCGGTACGCCCGCCCGGGCGGGTTCTGCGTGTTTTGCTTCACGGACGCGGCCCGGACGCGGGCCGAAATCGAGCAGTAAATGAAAGGGGAACGTCGTGCGAAACCGAAAACCGCTCGTGCTTGCGGTTGCCCTCTGGGTGTCACTCGCGTCGTCGTGCAAGCCGAACCGGACGGAGGGATCATCGTCACGACCGGCTGCGTCCACGACGACGGCAACCCGGTTCGCGTCCGGGGCGCCGAGGCCTTCCACGCCGACGGGTTCCGCGTCGACGTTTACGACACTGGCGCCGTCTGCAAATTCTTCCAGCATCGAGGAGGAGACGAAGAGGCCGACTGACGCCGCCGTCCTGCCGGTCCGGGCAACTCTCCGGGATTCCCGGATCGTTGCTGGTACCGGTAATCCGACGCCGACGACGCCATCTTTGCCGCCGCCGCGAATCCTTCGGGTCAACCCCTATCGCTGCGTTGTCGTCGCCGACGGCGGGTTGACGTACGAGGAGGATCGGATTGTCCGGGCGATTTCCCAGCCCTTCCCTTGCCCGTTGTGCTGGATGACCGAAGGCTGCCACCCGGAGCAGTGGGACGGGTCACGCTGGTTGATTGTCCGCTACGTGTCGGGAGATGCCGTGTCGGGAGATGCGGTGAGCATCCCAGAGAGATGGCCGGAGTGAAGAAACCGACGCTGAAACGATTGCCGCCGCCAAAAGAGCAGGTGCTTGTCAAAAGCGTCCTGCAGTGGCTGCGGTTCCGGGGCTGGTTTGCGTGGCGGCAGAATCAGGGCGTCGCTATGCTCCCCGGACGCGGCGGGCGGCTGCAACCCGTCCGGTTCGCGGGCGTGCCGGGGATCAGCGACGTGATCGGCGTCGCGCCCGACGGGCGGTTCGTCGCGATCGAGTGCAAGCGGCGCCCGAGAAAGCCGACGCCAGATCAACTCGACTTTCTCGCGAAGATCGCCGCGAGCGGCGGAATCGCTGGGGTCGTCTACGACCTCGCTGACCTCGACCGGATTCTACGGGAGGCGGCAGCGCAAAAAGGAGCGGTCGACGACCGGTCTCGGGGGACTGAGTGAAAAAGAAAACAAGCCCGACTGTCGTCGTGCGCGAGGGGACGGTGGCGGAGCTGAAGCAGGATCCGGCGAACGCGAACAAGGGGACGCCGCGCGGTGCGGCAATGCTCGACTATTCCTTGCGCGAGTTTGGCGCCGCGCGGTCCGTCGTCGCCGACAAGAACCTCGTCGTCATCGGCGGGAACAAAACGCAGGGGGCGGCGGAAAAGGTCGGGATCGGAGACGCGGTGTTCGTACACACTACCGGAGACCGCCTTGTCGTGGTCGTCCGGGATGACCTCGACCTCGCGACCGACGTGCGGGCAAAAGAGCTGGCGGTCGCCGACAACCGGATCAGTGAAGCGAACCTAGTCTGGGACATCGAACAGCTCCGCGCCTACGAGACCGAGGGCGTTCCCTTGACAAACGCCCTCTGGGCCGACGACGAGTTCCGCGCCCTCGTGGGCGCCCGCGACCCGGAGGACGGCGGCAGCGTTACCGTTCCGGGGCCGAAACTGAATGACCTCTTCGGCGTGCCTCCGTTCAGCGTCCTCGACGCCCGGCAAGGGTACTGGCAGGACCGGAAGCGAGCGTGGATCGGTCTCGGAATCAAAAGCGAAACGGGGCGCGGCGAAGGCCTCGCGTTCCACACCGAACCGGAGTTCTATGAGGCGAAGCGGCGCACCGAAAAAGCGCTGGGGCGCACGATGCCCAGCGACGAGTTCCGGCGCGACTATTACCGCCCTCCGGACACGCCGGTGCACTCCAATACGTCGGTGTTCGACCCGGTGCTTTGTGAGATCGTCTACCGCTGGTTTTCCGCGCCCGGCGCCGTCGTGCTTGACCCGTTCGCGGGCGGCTCCGTCCGGGGCGTTGTCGCGGCGCTTCTCGGGCGCCGCTATGTCGGCATTGACCTTCGACCCGAGCAGGTTCGCGCGAACGAAGAGCAGTGGGCGGCGATCAAGGCGGCGAAGGAGACGCCGGACCCGTGGTGGATCGTGGGCGATTCGCGGATCGCGATGGCGGAAGGCGGCGACCGGCATGACCTCGTCTTCACCTGCCCGCCGTACTTCGATCTTGAAACGTACTCGGACGACCCGGCGGACCTGTCGAATATGAAGTGGGGCGAGTTTTTGATCGCCTACCGGACGATCATTCGCCTCGCCGCCGATCGCCTCGCCGCCGATCGCTTTTTCGTCATCGTCGTCGGCGAGGTGCGCGACCCGGACGGGATTTACCGCTCGTTCGTGCCGGAGACGATCGCCGCGTGCGAATCGTCCGGGCTGCGGTTCTACAACGACATCACGCTGCTGACCGTTTGCGGATCGGCGGCGTTTCGCGCGAAAAAACAGTTCTCGACGACCCGGAAGGTCGTCAAGACGCACCAGAATGTACTCGTGTTCGTGAAGGGCGACCCGCGACGCGCGACCGAAGCCGCCGGGGTCGCGACCGGGTGGACGGACATCGTTCCGGCGGAATGGGAGGAGGAAGTAGATGGTACCGCATAGCGTTCGCGTAACCCGCTGCCGATCCTGCAACGCCGAGATCTTCTGGGGCGTGATCGGTCAGGACGGGCGGAAGATACCGGTCGACGCCACGGCGACCGAGGACGGAAACCTCAGCGTAGATTGGCCCAGAGACCCGGAGTTCCCCCCCCGCGTCGAGGCCCTCGGCGTCGGCGTGGCCCGGGCGCGACGGGCCGCCGGGGAAAGCCTCTATCGGACGCATTTCGCGACCTGCCCGAACGCCGCAAAGCACCGTAAACGGTAATCACAATGGGAAACGCAGACGACGAGGCACTCCGGCGGCGGCGCGAACGGACAAAGCTCTATCTGGTGTCCGGCTACTCGCAGCGCGAGATGACGGACGCGTTCATCGCCGAAGGCCTGATGCCGGGTCACAATTCGCATCCGGCGGTTCCGCCAAACCAGACGTGTCCGTCGTGCTACGCCGCCGTCCGGAAGGACGTGCGGCGCCTTGTGGACGCAATGGACGACGACGCTGGCGTGGTGCCCGGGGCGGCGCGTTGGATTTACGTCCAGCGCATGGAACGGCTGTACCGCGACGCGATTGCCGAGGTGCTGCGACCGCCCGTCATCCGGACGACGACGACGAAACGCCTGAACGGCGACGGGACGCCCGGAAGGGTCACCGTCACCGAGGAGTTGGAGGACCGGGCGGCGACCCGCGCGAAGGCGCTGGCGTTGGCGCTCGACGCCGCTGAACGATCGGCACTAGCGCAGGGCGTCGACACCCGCCGCCCAGCCGTGGCCGCCCTCCGCGACGAATGGGTCGCGGTGGTCGATCAGTTTGGAATCTTGCGGCTGGAGCGGAGAGAGGAACGAAATGCCGAACCGCCAGACTCTGAGCTAAACTGACGCAAAGGGGGGGAGTCATGACTTTGCGAACCAAAAACGCGTCGACGATCCTGCTGTCGATGGGCCTGTTTGCGATCGCGGCCCTGTTGGGCTGGCTCGTCGCTCAGTAAGGGGGGAATCTTGGACCTGACGCAAAAACACAAAACGACGCAGCGCCCGATCAACGCGACCGACGTGCCGGACGGGAAACTGCTCGTTCAGTTTGTCTTCAACCACGGGGGAAACCTGCTTGTCTGGAACGGCATCGGCGACGCCCGCGAGTTTGCCCTCGCAGACGCGACGCGACGCAAGTTCGTCTGGGCCGTCCTCGCCGCCGTCGTGTCAATGATCTGCGCCGTCTACGACCTGCGTCCGGCAATGATCGAACAGGATCCAGCCCTCGAAACCGACCTGCTCGCGCCCGACGGGACGCGGGCGTACCGGACACCGACAAACTGACAAACCCGAGACCGAGGAACGACGACGATGAAGGCAACGGCAGGAGCAACGGGACGGGCGTCGGCGATTGTCGACGCGACCGCGTCGACGACGCACGAGGCGAAAATCAAGCAGCACTACCGGATTGAGTGCCGTGATCGCAACGGCAACGTGAAGTGGGTCGAGGACATCGACAACCTCGTCACCACCGTCGGAAAGAACAAGTATCTCGACTCGACCATCAAAACGGGCGTGTCGTCGCCAACGTGGTACCTCGGCCTGAAGGGCGCCGGGACGGCGGTCGCCGCCGACACCATGGCGTCTCACGCGACGTGGTCCGAAATCTACTCGGAATATTCACAGGCGACGCGGCCAGCGTTCACGCCCGGGACGATCGCGGCGGGCGCGGTCGACAACGCCGCCGCCAAGGCGGTCTTCTCGTTTACCGGCACGGCGACTGTCGCCGGGGCGTTCTGCGTCAACAACTCGACGAAGAACGGGACGACCGGCGATCTCCTCGGCGTCGGCGATTTTTCGGCCTCTCGCCCGCTCGTCAACGGCGACACGCTGAGCGTCGAGTTCAGCCTGACGATCGCGTGAACCTATGCCGATCGCTGCGCGAGCCTCCGGCGTCTGGGCGTCGAGCGTGGCGGCAAGCCACACTGTGGCGCTGCCATCCTACGAGCCGGGGAATCTCGGGTTGCTCGTCGTGGTGTCGAAAAGCTACCTGTTCGCCGCGACGGAGATCAGTCAAGGCTGGACGATTCTCGTAGACGACGCGACCGGGGCAACGGCTGTCGGGAACGGCGTGGGGTCGCTGCGTCTCCTCGTGGCGTGGAAGATCCTCGGCGTCGGCGAAGTCGCGCCGACGGTGTCGCGAGCCGGGTCGGTCACGGCGGGGGCGGTAATCGTCACGTTGAGCAAGGCCGCGAACGAGACGTGGTCCGTCGCGCGGCTGTCGTCGACGGCGGAAACCGTAGAACAAAACTTCGTCCACGCGTTGACCACGACCGCGACGATCGACGCTGGGGACTGGGTGTATGCCGTCACTGGGGTTGCCGACGATTCCAGCCCGTTCACCCGGCCCACAGACGCGATCTCTGGCGGACCCGACTGGACCTCGTCGATGGTTCGAACGCCAGCGGTCAACTTCTCGTCAACAGCAGGAGCGGACCTCGCCGCCGATCAGGTGCGCCGAACGGCTGCCACGACGGTCGGCTCAGGGGCGAATCTGGCGGTAACCGGGTCGCTATTCGACGTTGAGCGCTGCGGGTCCGTGTTGTTCAAGGTCAGGGTCACCGCAGACTACGGCGACGCCATCGCCGAAACCGTCACGGCGGAGGCAACCGCAGTCGACGAGGCGTGGGTCACCGCCGGAGCGACCGCAGGGGCGAACGCCGCCAGCGGCGCGGTGGCGGACTACGTTGCGGCAGCGTCCGGGGCGGCGGCGGCAATGGGCGCCGCCCGTCCGATCAAGCGGTCTGCCGCGTTGGCGGCGACGACCGGGCGCTGGATTGCCGACGCGCCGGACGATCGGGCCGTAGCGGGCGACGACGACGACGACGGATGGAGGGTGACCGATGAACGTTGACCGCTTCCCGACAATGGACCCGGACGAGGTCCGTGACGTAACGTTCGACTTTGCCGCTCAGGTGTCGACTACCGACACGGCGTTTGTCGCCGCAACCGTCACGGCGACCGTGATTGTGGGGACGGACCCGAATCCTTCGGCGGTGCTTGTCGGGCTGCCGGACTACGCGACCTTCCCCAGCGTAGTCCAGCGGGTCACGGGTGGCCTGACCGGGGTGACGTACAAAATCCGCTGCCTCGCCGTCACCGACGGCGGGCAGGAGATCCTGATCGCGGGTCTCCTGCCCGTCCGGCAAGCGTGAGCTACTGAAGGCGGATCACGTCGCCGCGCTCCCAGACGACGGACCCCGAACTCGTTTACGTCGATCTCCGGATCCGACGCGACGAAAATCGCGCAGCGCGAGGACCCGACGGGCCGTTGTCAAGCCCGATGTTACATTTTGGCAACGGCCAAAAAAAAGTAACAACAGGACTCGACAGGCGAAGCGATCGGACCGATACTGGTCCCATCAACGAAGCACAAACAGGAGGCAGGAGGCCGACAATGAAGAAGACCACGAAGACCACGAAGAAGACGCTCCTCGACGAACTCCTTGACGATCAGGCGAAGGCGATCGAGAAGGCGGCGGCGAAAAAGGCGAAGAAGGCCGCGAAGGCGAAGGGCGCGAGCGTCAGCGAGCTGGTCGACGCCGCTCCGTCGAAGTCGGCGGAGAAGAAGACCGAGGAAGCCGAGGCTGACAACCTGACCGCCGCGATCCTCGACGCCTCGGGGAGCGTCCTCGCGCTCGACGAGAAGATTCTCAGCGCGGCGCTGAAGCTCGCCGTCGAGGCCGAGCCGTTCACCACCGAGCGCATCGCGACTGACGCGCCGCTCGCCACCGTCCGGAAGGTTCTCGCCGCGTTCGCGGCGAACGGCCACATCACGCGGCTCGGCCTCGACCTCTGGGGCGCGAAGACGACGACGACCGCGCCGACGAAGACCGCGAAGACCGGCCCGACCGGCCCGCGCAAGCAGCGCCTCCCGGGCAACCTTCAGGCGGGCGCGAAGCTTCTGCCCACGTACGCGACGATCGTCTTTCGGTTCGTCAACTCGGAGTTTGGGTTCAAGGAAGTCGCCGCGATTGTCTGGGCGTTCGACGAGACGATCAGCGAGGAGCGGATCCGCGAGGCGATCACGCAGATGGAGCGGGGCGGCGTCGTCAAGCACGACCGCAACGCCCGCGTCTGGGCCGCGCCCGACTCGACGATCATGAACGAACTCGGCAAGGCGCTCGCCGAAGTCGCTCCGAAGGTCGTCGCCGTGATCGCGTAAACCGAGCCTATCGCCAAAAAGTAGCGAGACCCGCTGGCGCATTCAGCGGGTTTCGCTTATCATGGGGGCAACGATCGCGGACGGACGCGGTCGCGCAAACAAGGAGGCCAAAATCATGAAAAGCCCACCGAAGTACCCACACGTCACCGTCCGCCTCTCGGGGTCGGACGGCAACGCCTTCGCGATCGTCGGCGCCGTCCGGGCTGCGCTCGGGCGCAGCGGAGTTCCGAAGGACGCAATCGACGCTTTCGCCCGCGAGGCGACGGCTGGCGACTACGACCACCTTCTTCAGGTCACCATGAGCACCGTCAACGTAAAATAGGAGGCCGAAAATGAGCGAACAAACGATTCTCATTCAACCGCTGCAACCGCGAGACGACAACAATCGAGAGCGAGTCCCGGCCAACGAAAAGGCCGCGTGGACAAAGCTCGCCGCGATCTTCGCCCACGCCCTCGCAACGAAAAAGCAAACGCCGACGAGGCTGGCACGCCAGATGGGTTACGGGTCGACGGCGACCGTGTACGGGTTCCTCAAGGGGAACAACCCGGTTCCGTCGGACCGACTGCTCGCCGGAGCGGTTTGGCTCGGGATTGACCCGGAAGAAATCAAGCGGATCGCCCCCTATCACCACTCCCGGCACACCTATCCCTCATATCCGCCCGCCGCGCCCGTCGTGTCCGCGCCCGTCGTGTCCGTTCCGTGTCCCGTTCCGCCCGCCACGCTGGGCGCCCGCATCGACGCGATCGTCGGGGCGTTGCGCGGCCTTGACCGGGCGCAGAGGGGCAGGGTCATCGCGCTTGTCGAACTCGCGCTCGACGGCGTGGAGGAGGGGGAGTGACAAAGGCAGAACGAATCGCCGACCTGATTCGAAAGCTGGAGGCGCACCGGGCCTCCGGCGCGGCGGCGGGTCGTCGGGTCGACTTGTCCGGGCGGGCGATCGACGGCAAACCCGCCGCCGGTCGTCGCCGGATCACACGAGCCAGAGCATGAGCATGAGCCAGAGCATGAGCCAGAGGATGCTCATCCTTCCGCCGTTGTGGTCGGCTCCGTCTGCCGGGGCCGACCAGCGGCGGTTCATCACGGCGCCCCAGCGGATCTCGATCGCCGCGACCGGGACGAAAACCGGGAAAACGCTCGGTTGCGCGATCTGGATCCTATCCATGGCGACGAATACTCCCAACTCCCTGTGGTGGTGGGTGGCGCCGTCGCACTATCAGGCCGGGATCGGATTCGACCGGGTCCGCTCGATGGTTCCGCCAAAAATGGCGAAGATCAACCTCGCAACGAGGACGATCGTTTTACCAAACGGGGCGACAATCGAGTTTAAGACTGGCGACAAGCCAAACCTTCTGTTTGGCGCCGCCGTCAACGGCGCGGTGTTCGACGAGGCCTCGCGAGTGAAGCAGGAGGCGTGGACGGCATTGATGACCACGCTCGCACAGACCCGGGGACCGGTGCGGGTCGCGTCAAACACGGATCGGGGGAAGTCCAATTGGTTCTTCGGACTCTACTGTCGCGGCCTCGACCCGGCGTTCCCGGACTACGCGTCGTGGTCAATGAAGTCTCACGAGAACCCCTACAACCCGCCGGAGCTTGCCGCCGATCTTCGCGCAGCGCTGCCGGAATCCGCCTATCAAGCGCTGGTCGAGGCGGAGTTCCCGGACGACGCCTTGACGGTGTTTCGCGGGATCCGGACGGCGCCGCCGATCGATCTCGCGACCTTGCCTCGCATCACGGAGCCGCGCAACGACACCGCCTACACGATCGGGGTCGACCTCGCGAAAAAACGGGACTACACCGTGATTACGACGCTGGATAGTCGCTCCTTCGACCTCGCCTACTGGCGGCGGTTTTCCGGCGTCATGTGGGAAACCCAAATGGAGGTCGTTGCGTCCGTGTCCCGTGACTACAACCGGGCCTTGACGCTGGTGGATTCGACCGGCGTCGGCGACCCGATCTTCGAACGACTGCAACTGATGGGTACGAACGTCGAGGGGTATCAATTCACGTCGGCGTCGAAGCAACGATTGATCAACAAGCTGGCGCTCGGCATCGAGGCCGGAGACGTGCGGATCCCCGAGAATCTCGACGTGTTGTTGGCCGAGCTGCGCGGCTACGAGTACGGCGTGTCCTCCGCCGGGGCGGTGCAGTACCAGACGCCGCACCTGCCCGGTCACGCCGACGCCGTGATTTCGCTGGCGCTCGCCTACTGGGCCGCCGCCAACCCGTTCGCCGTAGGCTACGCCGGGGCGCCGCGCGACGGCGCCAGCGTCGCAGAGCAGCGGCGCTGGAAAGACCGTGGCCGGGGATTCTGACCCGGCGTGAGGGTGGTACGATTAGCGGCGGGAGGTATCCATGCCGCTCTATCTGGACACGCGTGAACGTTACCGACCGGCGGCGCCGCCGAAGCGGGTCTTCGACCCTCGGGTAGAGGACCGCACGCAGGAGTTTTCGCGCCCGCTCAAGCCCGAGGACATCGCGTCAGCGTTGCGGGCCGCCGAGGCGGGCGACCTTCACGCTCAGGCGGACCTGTTTGAGAGGATGGAAGAGACGGACGCGGCCTTGGCCGGGTTCATGATGACGCGCCGCCTCGCCGTCGTGAAGCAACCGTGGAAGATCGTTCAAGCCGACGATTCGCCCGACGCAAAGCGGGCGGCGGACTACGCCGGGGCGGTTCTGCGCATGATCCCGGGGTTCCGGTCGGCAATGACGGCTGCCCTCGACGCGATCGGGAAAGGGCTGGCGGCGGTCTCGATTGTCTGGGGCGTCCGACGCGTGTCAGGCTACGCCGGGCCGGAACGGAGCGTTCCGGTGGGGTTGCGGTACATCCATCCGAAGCGGTACCAGTTCCACTGGCAGTCGGAAACGTTCCTGATCATTCCCGACGACGACACGTCGCAGGGAATCGAGCCGGAACCGTACTCGGTCCTGATCCATCGCCCGATGTCGAGGCCGAGCCACCCATCGCGCGGCGGCGTCCTCCGGACGATCGTCTGGGCGTACCTTTTCCGCAACTACGCCCTGAAGGACTGGGTGATCTTTTCCGAGGTGTTCGGTATGCCGGTCCGGATCGGGAAATACCCGGCGAACGCTCGCGAGCAAGACAAGCAGGAGCTACTGGACGCCCTGCGGTCGATCGGCGCCGACGCGGTCGGGGTCATCTCGAAAAACGTCGAGCTTGACATACTCGCCGCTGCCGATCGGGGGAAATCGCCGTACGCAGAGCTTCACCGGGCGATGGAACGGCAGATGGCCTTGGCCATCCTCGGGCAGGATCAGACGAACACGCAAAACGAATTCGGCTCGCGAGCGCAAACCGAGGCGGGCGGCGCCTTGATCAGGCAGGACATTCTGGAAGCCGACTGCGAAGACCTTCAAGAATCGCTGCGCTGGGATCTCGTCAGACCGATCGTCGGCTTCGGCCTCGGGTGGGATCTCGCCGACAACGTCCTCCCGGAGTTTCGGTTCGCGTACGAGCCGGAAAAAGACCTGAAGACCCTCGCCGAGGTCCACCGCGTGTTGCTCGCACCGGTCGCCGGTGGCGGGTTGGGTCTCGGCGCCCACGTTCGTCGGTCGGACCTTGCGACAATCTACAACCTACCTCTGGCGCCGGACGGGACGCCCGAGGACGAGCTACTCATCCCCCCGGAGGCGCCCGCTCCCGCGCCCGCTCCCGCTCCCGCGCCCGCTCCCGTGGCGCCGCCGTTGCCGGTTCCGGACGTTGCCGGGGAAAAAGCGGCGGTGTTCACGCCGCAACTCGCGAAACGTTACGCCGCCGCCGCCGCCGATCCGGCGCAGATCGAACTGGACGACTACGCCGCGCGGGCGATCGACAAAGCGGAAGAGGCGTTCCAATCGTTGACGGCGCCGCTTCAGGCGCTCGTTCTGTCGGCGAAATCCTACGAGGATCTCGAAAAGCGTTTGTCGCGCGTGTTTGATTTGATGCCGCGCGACCAGTACGAGGCGGTTCTTCGCCGGACCATGTACGTGGCCGGACTATTCGGCGCGGTCACGGCGCGGATGCGGACCGCTGCCGCCGGGGGGACGACGACCGAAGGCGACGACACCACCGCATAAGGGGCGCTCGTGGCAAAACCGAAGAAACCGAAGAAACCCGCGTCGCCCTCGCCGTACTGGCCGACGGTCAAAGGGGCGGATTCCATCCCGCTCCCAGACGATCCGACACTTACGTTCCACGAGGCGCGGGCGTTTTTGAACTCGCTCAATGTGAGATACCTCGGAGGGGCGTCGTTCGATCAAATTGCGAAAACGATGGACCTGAGCGAATTCGCGAAGGCGTGGTCGTTCGCGGTCGCCTACACGACGAGCGCCACAGCGGTGATCGAGATTCGCGAGGGGCTGAAGGCGGCGATTGCGGAGGGGTTGACCCTCGCGGAGTTCAAGGCGCAGTTCGCGGCGCACTTCGGCCCGAGGTCGTCGGCGGCGCACATCGAGACGGTCTTCAGGACGAATCTTCAACGCGCCTACGGGCAGGGGCAACTTGTCTGGTACCGCGCCGTGGCGGACGAGTTTGACGTATGGGAGTATCAGGCGATCGACGACACGCGGGTGCGTCCGGCGCACCTCGCGTTTGACGGGCGAATGATCCCCGCCGCCGATCCGTTCTGGCAAACCTACTTCCCGCCGTGGGCGTTCAATTGCCGGTGCTCGATTCGCCCGTTGCGGTCCGCCGACCTTCCCCCGGAAAAGATCACGACGGGCGACAAGGCGACCGTTCAGGCCATGCAGTCCATCACGGCGGGGTTACCGCCCGACAAAGCGCTGAAGGCTATCGAGACGCTTCGTCCGTCGATAGCCGGGCCGGGCCAGACGCTGACCGCTGAGGAGTGGCTCTCGACCGTGAAGCTTCCGGTCGACTGGGCGGCTCAGGCGGCTCAGGCGCTCGGATCGTTTTTGACCGACCCGGACCTGATCGCCGCTGTTGACGCCGCCGAGGATGTCGTCGACGCGGCAAAGGTGAAAAAGGCGGTCGCGACCGCGAAGAATCGGATGGGCGTCGAGGATCCGTTTGCGATCGACACGCCGCTGGAAGATTTCGGTTCGATCGATTTCGCGAACAACCACCGTCGTGGCTGGGGGTTCGCGTCCGACGGCGATTCCGTCGAAAACTTCAATTTGCAGGTGCAACTCCGCTACGACGGTCGGACGGGCGTGCGGTACTACGAGTTTTCCGGGCGCCTCACGCAAAACGCCCAGAACGATATGGTGCGGTACATGGAGGATCAAGGCTGGCGGCGGGAACAATTCAGGCAGACGCACGGACTCCTGCGCGAGGAGGCGGACGGAGCCATCGCGTTCCCGGGCGAATACGACGCGACATCGAGCGGGAGCGCCCGAGGGATGCTTCGCCCGATCGACGCGACTCGATCGGCGAAGCTGCAAGTGTCCGACAAAACGTGGGGCGTCCATGCCCGCACGGCCGAAACGTATTGTCCCGCCGGAAACGAGCCGTTGGGAGCAATCGGGGATTTCCGGATCACGATTCCGAAGGGGGCGAACGCCGCCGACGACTACGCCGCCCTCCGCGCCGCAGTCGAGGGGACGCCGCTGGAAAAGATCCTCGCGGCGCCGACGCAGGACGACTACGACCGGTTCCGGATCATCCGCGAGTACTGCACCCGAAATCCGACGAGACAAGTGCCGCCGTCGTGGCACAGCATGAACATCGCAACGCTGCGGAAAAAGGCCGACGAACTGGTCCCGGCGTGGCGGAAGGTCACAGTCGAGTGGGATCCGCAGTTGCGCCGCTACGTCCCCTTGCGACCGCGTGACTGGGATACGGCGCTGCGGGAAAGGGCCATGGGGTTCTACGGCGTGGGATCAAAAACGAACGGCCAGACTGTCGCCTCCATGATCGAGCAGGAAAACTTTCTGCCGTCCAAGGAGGTGTCCCGGCGCGGGTTCGGACACCTCAACCCGGAGGATCTCTCTACTGGCGGGAACGACTCGATGTTTACGCGAATCTTCGACAAGGGCGTGCACGGCGGGCGAGGGATGACGTTCCACGCGGCTGGCGGGCGATGGAACTTCGAAATTGACCCGGTAGTGTTCGACGCGATTGACACCTATGCCTTCAACGGCGACCACTACGGCAACGCGTCAGCCGCCTACATGAAAAGTCGCCTCGCACTGGACGAATTGTTCGGGACGAAGAACCTTGCCAACCTCGCCGGGTCAAACGAGGCCATGATCCGGCGCGGGATTCCGTTGCGACACATCCGCCGGTGCTTTGCGCGGGACTACGCCGCGAAAGCGGAGCTGATTGCGGAATTGGCGAAGCGTGGAATCACGCATGTGAACGGTCAGGCCGTCGAAAAGTGGATTGAGATCCGCACGACGTTGCCGTCGTTTTGATCCCCCCCCCCTCCTATCCCGCCGGAAGGGCGTCGCGGCGGGGGGGTATGCTTAAGTGATGGAGCCAACGACGACGATGAAGCCAGCGCTTTTCCCCATCGAGTCTTTGCCGCTACGGGCCGTCACGACGCCCGTGGCCGTTCTCGTCTGGTCGGGCGACGACGACCCTTCGCCCGACCCGGATCCCGCCCCGTGCTACGTGTACGACGCCGAGAACGGGTCGCTGGGTTACGGCATCGACAGCCCGTGGAACATGCGCGAGCATTTCCTCTTCGTCGAATCGATCGCCGTCGACACGCCGGAGCTTTGCGAGGGCGTCGCGCGGATCGGCGACCGGGAGACGGGGGAGAGAAAGCGGTTCCGGCTCCGCCGTCTCGTTGTAGAATGACGGACCGGGCGGCGGCGCGGCTCGCGCCTTTGCACCGATGGATCGGCCTCCTTTCGTTGCCGCCGCCGCCCGTGAGTTGATTTTCGTTCTTGTTCGTGTTCAATTTATCTCGTGAGCACGACAAAGACCCTCCAAACCTCCGCGCCGGTCCGCGTCCAGATACCCATCGAGAAAGTAGCGGTGGCGACGGGCGGCGGCGCCAACGACTTCGGCGATGGATTCGACGCCGAGATCGTCGTCGAAGGCTACGCGTCGACCGGGGAGGTCGACCGGCACGGCGACGTGGTCCTGCCGTCGGCGTTCAAGGACTCTTTGCCTGAGTTTTTGACTGGCGGCGTGATCCTGTTCAATCACGACTCCGATCGTCCGATCGGGCGCCCGCTCGCGGCGGAAATCCGCGCAAACGGGCCGTGGATCCGGGCGGCAATCTACGACGCTGACGTGGCCCGATTGATCGACCGAAAGGTGCTGAAATCCTTCAGCATCGGCGCGTCAATCCCGTCGGCGGACGATGTCGAGGTCAAGGATCTCGGGGGGGGGCAATCAGTCCTCGTGATCAAGCGTCTCGATCTGGTTGAGGTGTCGGTCGTGTCCATCCCCGCGAACAAGGGCGCCCGTTTCGACATTGCCGACGCAACGCGGGCGGAAATCGTGAAGAGTCTGGCTGCGGTGAGGAGCCGCAAGAAAGAAGGAGGAGACCACATGCTGGAACACCTGAGAAAACTGCTCGGGCTGCCTGACACGGCCGACGAAGCGGAGGTCCTGTCGCGGATCACCGAGATGGCCACCGCCGCCGAGACGGGCGGGGCGGTCGCGCAGGCGCTCGGACTCGACCCGAGCGGGGTCAACGCCGACGCGGTCCGGGCGTCGCTCGACGCGATCAGGGCGGACACCGTGTCGCGGGCGGACTATGACGCGATCAAGGCGAAGGCGCTCGCCGCCGAGGTCGACGCGGCCCTCGCGCCTCACATCGCCCGGATCCCCGGGGACGTGATCCCGCTCGCCCGCGAACTCGCGGCGCGGGAGGACAAGAGCGCCTTCACCGCACTCATGAAAACGCTCCCGACGCCGCCGACCCGCGCGGGCGGGACGCCGCCGCCGCCCGGAAGCGACGACCCGGCGGCGGAGATGACCGCTGAGGAACTCCAGTGGATGAAGTCGCTGGGGTACTTCAACGACCCGAAAGAGTATCTGAGGAACGCGAACATGACGCCTGAGGAGCTGTTGGCCGAGATGTTTGGCGGGCGCCGATAGCCGGGCGCGAACCGACAGGCAAAAAGGAGAAAGCACGATGGCGAACGCTACGGCAGACCGCAACACCCCGAAGCAGGTCACGACCGCCTATTTCCCCCAGTACCGGGCCAAGGCGAAGGCGGCGACCAAGCACTACATCGGCACCGTTCAGTGCATCGACCTGACGACGGACGTTTCCGAAAACCCAGCAGTGGCGAACGCCGCGACCCAGAAGGGTTGGGGCGTCGTCAAGGAGACGGTGGACAACCTGACCGGCATCGCCGGGGCGAAGACCGTGGAGCTGGAGACCGGCGAGTTCTGGTTCGGCGTCCACGGCACCCACGCGCCGACGCTGGCCGACCGGGGAAAATCCGCCTACATGGACGACAACCAGCTCATCTCGGACACGGACACGGACGGCCCGCTCGTCGGGAAGATTCTCGATGTCGACGCCACGCTGGGAGTGCTGGTCGGCATCGGGCCGCTCTACTGGTAAGGTCCGACAAGACGAAGGAAACGAGGGACAACATGCCGGTACTGAACACGGACAACGCCCGGGCCGCTGCGAGGAACTTTCGGGCCATTTTCTACAACGAGCTGCGGAAAACGGGCGACGAATGGTGGCGCGATCTGTTCATGATCTTCCCCTCGGAGTCGCCCGAGGAGAACTTCAACTTCATGCGCGGCAACCCGTCGATGCGGGAGTGGATCGGAGACCGGATCATCAAGTCCGTGTCTCAGGCGTCCTTCACCCTCGTGCCGAAGGAATGGGAGGCGACGATCTCGGTCCTCCGGTCGCAGATCATCTACGACAAGCTGTCGCAGGTCCGCCTGTACATCCAGCAGCTCGGGCAGTCGTTCCCGGAGCATTACCGCGACCTCGCGGTCGCGCTGCTGACGGGCGGGTTCGCGGCGACTGGCTACGACGGCCAGTACTACTTCGACACGGACCACGACAACGGCGTGGGCGGGGCGTACTCCAACAAGGCCACGGCAGCGTTCAGCTCCGGAGAGTGGGCCACCGCCCGCAAGCGTCCGGTGACGCTGAGGGAGAAGGACGGTCGGCACCTCGGCATCCGCTACACGCACCTCTACTACGGGGTCGACGCGGAGGCGGCGGTCGAGTCGGTCTTCAACCTCCAGTTCGTTTCGGACGGGGAGACGGCGGCAACGACGATCTCCAATAAGTATTTCATGAACCTCCCGCCCGATCGCCGCCGGGTCATCCCGGAGCTGGGGGCGTCGGCGAAGTGGTTCCTGTTCGACCTGTCGAAGCCGATCAAGCCGTTTGTGCTCATGATCGTCAAGGGCGTCGACTTCGTCGCGCTCGACGCTCCGACCGACTGGAACGTTTTTTCGAAGAAGGAGTTCGTCTACGGCATCGACTCGATCGACAACGCGGGTTATGCCCTCTGGGAGCTTGCGTACGGCTCGACCGCCGGAGAGTAGTGGCCTCGGGTGTCCGCTCGGTGA